AAAAAAAACGACACTGCTGGCAAAGCTACGGTGTGCCGCAATCACGCCTAGGTAACTAAAGTTACTGCCACTAGGATTTTTGTCTAGACATGCCCATGTCCAGTTTATCGGAGGATCTCTCAGGGCTACCTCCTCTAGTCGGGATATCTCCGACAGCTTGTTAACGACCACCGCCACGTCGTCAATTGAAATTTAGTAACAATTAGATCTTGGTTTTTCGTTTTTGCAAATGACGAAAGGACCAGGACTAAAGTGTAGTTCGGTATCTCCGAATGCTGATTTTAAGTATTCATTAGCATCAGATTCTAAAGCAAATGTTTTGTGTATATGATAATCGCCGTCAACGCCATCAAAGAATACGCCAAATCCATTAGTAACATCTGCTACATAAAATCTGATGATGTGATCAATATTATGCCACTCATCGTCAAAAGTTTTAACCCATCCCATTTTTTTTCTCCTCTTCCTTTTTTTTGATGCACTCAAAATTTAATATGTCGGCCAAGATTTTGCAGCACCAATTGCATGTTTTTTGGTTTTGTTTTGGAGGTGGTTTTTGAAATTCTTTGATAAAAGAGTCAGTAGGTTTTACGTTCATTTTGTGCGTCTTGGGAATATTTTAAGAAGATAATTATCAAAAAATGAATTTTCCTACAATGGAATATGTGAAGAAGTGTAATAAAAAAAAGTAAAGGGGGAAAAGTCCCCCAAAGAGCACGCAATTGAAATTTCATATTACCATATGCCGATATTTTTGTAAATTTTCGGCATATTTATTTGATATGCCGATTTTTAGATGATTTATCGGCATTTTTTAGGAAAACATCCCGGGCATTGCATGACGCCGTTGATTACTTCGCATTGCTCTTTGGGAAATTCATTTTTGCATAACCAGCAGCAGAAGGGATGATCGGATATACTATGTCTTACAATCTTTTTTACGATAATACAAATACAATCTAGACAATGCTCCCCGCATTTTTCGCATTCACCGCTCATTTCTTGCCTATCTGCCTGCAGGGAACAGAGCAATATGCCTTTTCAGATGTTGTTCGAACTGGTAATGATATCTTACATCTTGCGCATACCTTACGAGCGGTTTGATAATAAGTGAACTTAAGTTCGTTTTCGGTCAATTCTTGAATTTGAGCGGGTTCAAATATTGGCTCTTTTTCTAGCCAAGGGACATTGTATCCGCATGCGACTAAGGGATGTATTAGGTCTTGGGTTGTTGATCTAGGTATGGTCATTAGTCTTCCTTATTTTCCTTTGTAATCCGTTTCATAGAATCCAGAGCCCTTGAAATGCACGCCTAGTCCTGCTGAGGGTTTTTTAAGCATAAATGTCTCAGTGCAATAAGGACAAAAGAATTCCCATTCAACATTAATAGAGTGGGTTACTTCATTTGTATATTCGCATTTAGGGCATCGGTATTCGTATGTCGGCATGCTTAAAATATACCCTAAAAGAATAATCTCAGGTAGACAAAAATCTTCGAACATTTTATGGTTCTTGAAAACTCACATAAGGATGTCATATGGATCAAGTTCAACAAACCAAAGATTACACAAAATTTAAGTTCTTAACGGGAAATAGACCTCTTGATAGATTCCACATAAAGAAGTTAAAACAGTCTATCGAGAAGAATAATCGCCTCAATCTTCATCCTATCATAGTGAATCAAAATTTTGAGATTATTGATGGTCAGCATAGATATGAAGCTGCGCGTCAACTTGATTTGGAGATTTTCTTCATTAAGTCAGATACCATTAATGATGAGCATCTTATTGAATGTAACGTTAACCAAAAATCGTTCGAGGTTGAAAATTACATAGATTTCTTTGCTGTGAAAGAGAAAAAGCCAGAATATATTCAACTTAAAGATATGCTGAAATCTTCAGGTCTCAAGCCTAAAGCTTTGATGACTCTATTGCTTGGCGTTGTGAGTGCTAGTCTCTTGGAATTTTTAAAGACTGGTAAGTTTAAGTTTCCTATGAATGAAGAGCCATTGGAAGTTTTGAATTTCTTCTTTGACTTTAGCGCGTATGTGAAAGACAAAAGAATCAAACCTTTTAGTATGTTTTCCAATCACAACTTCACACGTGCTTTGAGATGGTTATTTAAAACTGCTGGTTTCCAGTCTGATATTTTCTTTAAGAAGCTTGATTTAAGATGGTTTGATCTTAAGCCACAAAGAACATCTGAAGATTGGTACACCCTTTTAATTTCTATTTATAACTTTAAGAATCACAATAGGATAGATGAAGAATATGGAAAGTGAAGATATAGTGGGAAAACACTTTTTTGATTGGGAAGTTTTGTCATTATGTGAAAAAAGAGATTCTAGTGGAAATAAATTGTATGAATGCAGATGTAAATGCGGAATTATAAAAATTAAAACTAAAAATGCGGTAAGTAGTGGAAACTCAAAAAGATGTATCTCTTGTTCTAATGAAAAAACAATACAAGATAAACTTGAAACAAAAAGAAAGAAATATATTGGAAAAGTTTATGGTACTTGGACAATAAAAGATTATTCTAGAAAAAACAACAAATGTTTCTTTATTGTTGAATGCGTTTGCGGAAATCAAAAAAAAGATTCATCTTTAGCAAGTATTAGAAGATTTTTGAATGGTTGTTTCAAATGTAGAAAAACAAAACTTACAAATGAACAGCTACTTAAGAGAAGAAAAAATCATATTGAAAAAGCAAAAGAAAAGATTGGAAAAGATGTAGGATCATTCAAAATATTGAAAATAGCATATGTAAAAAATTCATTGATTCATTTTGTATGCAAATGTTTTTTTTGTAAAAAAAATACCATCATACCTAATGGATCAATTCCTTTTCGGGAATCTTGCGGATGTTTAAGGGAAAAACATAAAGCACGTGGATCTAAACAACATGCTTCAAAATTAAATGAAATTGAAGCGGCATCCATAAGAGATCTTTATGAATCTGGTTATTTTTCATTGACTGAGCTTTCAAAACAATTCGAAGTAACGATCGGTACCATTTCCGCAATAATAAAAAAGGAAACTTGGAAACATGTGTGATTTTCTTCATTCAATGTCCTGATAATTTTTTTAGGACCCTATAATATCCATTATGTTAATTTGCCGTTTTTGCAAAGTGTTCGTGTTCATAGAGTTTCGTCATCTTGCGATAAACTCGTTTGAGTGGTGCCCTGACAGCCGGCTGAAAACGGGTGCGTTTTGTGTTTTCAACACGCTTCCTATATTCTTCGTTTGTCGACTTTGCTAAATGTTCAGCTTCCTCAATTGAGAGTTTAAGTTTCATGGATAGCAAAATGGAAGAGACTCCTTTATGTTCCCGCGCTAAGTCGAGGGCTTTTCGTTTTAGGTTCACTTTCTTTTCCATCATATACATATTGCTTCTTTGTTTTTAGTGGCTTCATTCTTCGGATCTTTTTCTTTTTCATCCTTTATACCTTGGGTGACAGGCTTTGAAGGCTTTCATAATTTTATTCCTACATAAATGTAGATATCTTTCTGTGCTAAGAACGCTTTCATGACCTAGGAGATCTTGGATTACTCTAAGATCGGCACCATTTTCTAAGAGATGAGAAGCAAAAGAATGCCTCAAGCTATGGGGTGAAACATTCTTTTGTATCTTAGCACGTTTTAGGTAGTATTTTATGATTCTCCATATTTCATGTCTATTCAACTGTTTATTTCTTAAACTTAAGAAAACCCATTCTCCTTTATGACATGCTCTTAGTTTAAGATATGTTTGAAGAGCATATATTGCCCTAGAATAAACAGGGATGACGCGGGTTTTATTTCCTTTACCTAAAATTCTTATAGAATCGTGATTGATATTCCATAATTTAAGGTCGCATATTTCACTCACACGTATTCCAGTTGCATAGATGAGCTTCATAATAGCTAAATCACGAACTCCTTTTAAGGTGCTAATATCGGGCTGAGAAAAAAGCTTTTGAATTTCCTTTGTTGTTAAAATATCAGGTATCTTGTTCCAAACTCTTGGAAGAGGGAAATCAATAAAAGGGTTATACGTAATAAGTTTCTCTTTTTTGAGAAATCTGTAGAACTGTTTGATGCTAATGATGACCTTATAAATTGTCGAACATGTATATTTTTGTGATTGAAGGTGTTTGTAAAAGATGAAAATGTCAGACACATCAACCTGTCCTAGAGGCTTTTTGAGATGTTTAATAAAAGAAGAGATATCATAAAAATATGACCTTACGGTATTGTGAGACAGCATTTTTTCCGTTTGAATATAAATAATAAATGAATGGAATAAATTTTTATTGTGCTGAGGCATCTTATCTATGTTGTGCGATTTTAATCGAAGGTTGCATATGAATTTTTTTAAGTCTAGAGCAGTTGACTTAAAGTTTCATAAACAGAATAATAGTAAGACGTTTGGAGGAAAAATATGGCTATACAATTAGATATCTTTGAAGATATGTCAGATATGGCAATCCTAAAGAGAAAAGTTGATCAAATGGCTGATTCACAAGAGAAGGTAAGAAAAAAGCAGTTCGCTGAATTACAACTGCTTTCTAAGATTTGCTTTGCTCAAAACGAGAAGATTGCGGAACTCGAAAAACTTATACAGGGTAAAATCGAGGTAAGTTAAGACGTCGCTCTTTTTGTCTAGCATCGAAGCAAAGTACGCATTGCGATATCTGCTTATTGCGCGCTCTATCACGTCGAAAACTATAAAGAGGCTTTTCTTCTTTACAGATCGTGCATTTCTTCATGCCGCTTGCTTGGGGAAATTCGCATGCAACACAAAGTTTTGACTTAGGCATAAATTGAGTGCAAAATTTCTCTATCTCGCATTGCTTGCATTTTATTTTCAGTAAGACAAATTCCATAATGGTTTAAATCCTCTGTTGTTAAAGCAATATTTTTGGGAAATATTCTAATAACAGTTTGAGGCTCAGTATAATCAGGGTGTATGATCTTGATGCTGTATTTGATCACGACGGATGAATCCCGATCGAAGAATAGATCTTCCATGCAATCCATATAAAATTTCGAAAGATTATCGCTATCAGGCTTTTGTATGTGGAAACAAATATTTTCTTGATAAAATAATCGATCCTTTTTAGATAAACGACTAGGAGGCGGAAAAAAGAAGATGAAGCCAAGCTCAGAAACTTCTGGTTTCTGGTAATTTCTGGCGAAAGGCAAAAACATTTGCCGAACTACTCTTTTTTCGTTTTTACGTGGATCATAAGTTTGGGAGAAGCCCCTAGCAAACGTATGCCGGGGCCTTGCGTATGGGATGGAGGGTCCTGGAAGTACAATCTCTAAAATGGTACGTCCTCTTGCTGAGCGTCTTGTGTTTGTTTATTTTCTTGGGTAACTTGTTGGTAGTTATCCAAGTTTTTAAGTAATGCGTATTCAAATTTGTCTTTACCACCAAAATGATTATAAGGGAAATATTTTTTTTCACCGTCCTTGTCATATGCTTCAGAGGGTAAAGAGATGAATTTCTTGCCGTATTTGTTTTTGTAAATCTTGATTTTGTTTATAGTGAAAACGTCTTCGATCCATTCGTTTTCGCTCGCCATATAGCGAATTTTCATTCGCATATTGACGGAACCTTGGAAGGATCCATCTTGTTTTGCTGGGTTGAATCTCAGAATTTCCATGTCTACTCCTTGTGTTTTATGTATCAAAAATTTGGCCGTTTACTTCGCTTGTGGGGCGGCTTAAGTTAAAAACGTGTATTTTCTCATTGCAGGGGATGATCGCCTTTCCTATCCAAAATTAGAGGCATTCTTACTGCCTTCGAAATTGTTCGCATCAAAATTGAAAAGATTTTCTTTTGCCATTTGTGCATGTATTTCGTAAACCATTTTGGCCTCATCTCTGAATTTTTCGTGAGTTTGATTTAGAATGACTGGATAACTGGAAGGCCCTATTTTCCATTTCATTGCAGGCTTAAAACCTATCCAAAAAATTATAGGCTCTCGATGGTAATTGCGACCTAAAAGCATGCTGATATGATGCATGAAATCAGGAATCATCAATTTCGCAAGTACTTCTTTTTCATGTTTATCAATGTATTTTTGTGCTAAAAGAATGTTTTTTTCTTTATCGTTATGCACAAATACCGAATCTTCTTAAAGTATTCTCTAACTGATCGTTAAAGCCTTTCTCGATGAATTTAACTGAGACATGGGTCATTCCTCGCTGAAAAGCAATCCCATAATCGTCGATGAAACATTCTGCTCCATTATAGAATTTTCCATTAGTAAATCTTTTAGATACAACATCTTTTAGACTTTCCTTTTGTTTTTTGTCAGGCGGCAACATTCTGCTCCAAAGGTCTTCAAATTTCTCTCTAAGCTTCTCTGTGCATCGTACATTTCGCCTCCAAAAATCATCATTTTCTAGCCAATCTAAAAGTTTAAGTATTTCTTCTTCAGATATTTCATCAATTTTTTGCATATCATTCACATGCTTACACCAGGTTTGCCAATTTGGCTCTTTCTTCTTGGGAAACAGCTTTTTAGCCATCACAAACATGCGTTTCGAAATCCTATATTCGAAAGAGTCCTCTGAATATTTAGTTTGATTTTTGTTTGATTTTTTTGTTTTTAATTCTTCTGATTGTTCGGAATGCGAATTTTTGTTTGCTTCGAGTATATTTTCAGAACCGTTATATAAATTATCAGACGTTAGCTCGGGTGAGGCGAAGCCGATTTCCGAGCTAACAATATATTTATCGTTAGATAAATATTCTTCTTTACTTCTTATATTATTATGGTGCACTTGGGCTTGCGGTTGGCTTGCGGTTAGCTTGCGGTTAAGTCGCGGTTGGTTTAGCGGTTGGCTTTGTTCTTCATTTATATCATAAATGCTTTTATCTGTTAATTTTATATATAGGAATCTTCCGGTTGACCTAGTGGTTAGGAATGAAAGAGCTTTGAGAAAATTCAAAATAGTCCTTACATTTTGTCTAGTGAGACTCCTTTCATGTGGTAGATCTTCGAATTCGCAACAATTGAATTCGCATTCACAAAAATCTAAATGTTGATTGAATCGGGTTTCTTCCCTTTTTGCTCTAAGTGCGATAACTTGTAAAAGCCATGCAGCAAGAGGATATGTTAATGCTAATTCTAGAGCTTCGCGACTGAGTTTGATGAATCCGTTTTTCATATCGTCACCGTAATTTTTATGTTGTGTCAATATTACGGATGCCGATATACTCGGAGATAACAAATCAGATCCGAGTGATGTTTCAGCATCCAAATGAAAGTGCCGAGTTAGCTGCTCGGCATTTTTGCTTTCTACGCTACCATTATTTTCTTTATTTTGTGAAGTAGTTTCATCAAACATGATTATGTCGTTCATGCGTTACCTACTGAATGCAGCCAGCTTGATAAGCAAAAATAATGTCCATAATCTTCATCAAAGTTATATCCTCTGACATGGACTTTTAAAAAATCCTCGAATTCCTCCTCGTGGGTTACGATGTAGCCAGATATCTCAAGAAACTTTATTTCTTCCTCGAAAAGGTTGAATATTTCAAATATTCCATCTTTATCGATGGCTCTGGTACATAAGATCACCCAAAGAGTAAAAACTTTCTCTGATTGATTTCTAAGGTGGTCTGCGCAATATTCACAAAGTAATATATTCGGCATGTATCACTCGGGGGTAAGTTTAATGTGAATGACCTTCCCATCGTCGTGAAAATCTAATAGCGCAAAACAAGTTAGATCATCTAGTTCATCCAGAATCATTTTTCTGGTCCTTCCTAGATATTTAAGATCTTTGTAGGAATACTGTACGTATCCTTCTTCGTCACAGTCTTTGCAGATGCTCATGTATAGACAATGAGCATGTGGATTGCTCTTAAGCAATTTCTCCAAATTTGAAAATTGAACAGATAAAGTCATAGGCAAATATCTTCTTGTAAAAAATGGGATCTTGAGTGAAAAATAGATGATACATAAGTATAAACATTTTATTGCTGAGTGTCTTATCGGGCGGCGTGTCTACCGCCCTTTACCTTATCTACGTTCGAAACGAGATTTTGAACGTGCTTTTTGCATATCTTTTTTTGGATTACATGTCAATATTTCTGGTGAAAATAAATATTCATGCTTAAGCTTAAGCTCCTTCTTGATGGTGTCTTGAAGGCTATCTGATAGCTCCTTATTTTTCACATGAAAGAGATTAAAAGACTTGTTTTTGGTTAATGTCTTTGATGGCATTTTGATCCAAATGTCATTGAAATTGCCCGTGATTCTGACCTGGCAATTGATGTCGAATTTATCCTCATAGGATATGATAACATAGCCTAATAATTTATCATTCCCCTTCCTCTTTTTTAACTTAAATGATTCTAGTTTAAACATATATATGCGTCCTTGGTTGATATCTTGAGAAATTGCTAGTATGTGAAAAAAAGGAAATTAAATGAAAGAAGTATGGAACGAAATTTTAGCAGGACTAGGAAATCCAAGAAGATTGGTTCCCCTATCATTAATCATCGTTTTTTTTATGATGCTCGTGGGTCTAATATGGGCCCTGATTTAGATCCAGAGCCCTCAAAGATTATTGAGACTTTTTTGATGCTTTTGCTTTCTGCTTCTTTTTTATTGATTTCTCATCAATGAACATATCGCGACATTTCACCTTTCCCTCTGTTGCATCTTCAATCTCTACAGCAAGTTTGAGAGAAGGATTTCTCTTTTCTGATGCAAAATCCAAAATGGTTCGATAGACAAACCCATGTTCTTCAGAAAACATTTTCATATTCACAGAATATTTCTTAAAATACTCAGACAATTTCATTTTTTTCTCCAGTATATTTGCACAAAATCTGTCATAAAAAGTGAAACATGTTGCACTAAAAGATGACATGTTATAACATAAGAAGTATAATGGTTACGCATAAAATATGCTAGCCTTATCACAACACTCAGCAAAAAGGAAAACATATGATGGACGCATACGCAGCAGCCGAAGCTTACTTCTCCGAAGAAGGTCTTGCAATTGAAAGAGAAAACTACATCAAAAGATGTATGAAAGAAGACAAAGAGGAAGCTTTAAGAAAAATATCGGAATATATGGATCTGGATCTTACTTATGGAAAACTGATTCTCTTATCGAGGATATTATCTTATTCAGTCAATCATGGTTTTGAAGATTCTGAGAAGCTTGTTGATGATATGGGGCTTTCTGAAAAGCATCTCACAGCCCTAATTGATAACTATACTGGTTATGAAAAAGAAATCACATATGAGGAAGAAAGCCGCATATCTGAGAGAGAAAGATCATACCAAGAAGATAGGGAGTATTTTCGTGAATGCTACGGATATTGATTGTTATGACAGGGTGACTGCCATCCTATCAGCGTTTACTCGCTATGATCACATACCTGAAGAAATCTTAAGGAAAAAGGCGGATATAGGAACAAGGGTTCACGCTTCTATTGAAGCCTATAATAACAATCTTGGCATGATTATAGAAAATGATGAAATCGCGCCATACCTAGAATCATTTTTGAAATGGCATCATCTTGATAAAAAGGTTGTAGTGGCAGAACAAAGGTTCTGTTGCAAAGAACTTAAAATCACCGGTCAAATTGATATGATTATGGACATTGAGGGTGAGAATGTTTTATTTGATGTGAAAACATCCTCGAGTGTGCATAAGCACTACCAATTACAACTAAGCGCATATCGCTATCTTGCTGGTAAGAACGGTATACGCATAGATAAACAAGCCATCCTTCTCTTAAACAAAGAAGGAAAAGAGCCTCAGGAATTTTACGTAGAAGATCAGCTACCGATGTTCTTGAGCTGTTTAGATGTTTACAGGTTTTTTTTCCTGTATATGTGAAGGTGAAGCCCTCTACCTCATAAATAGAGGGCCAATTCCATTAATTTATTTTACCCAGCTGAAAATATAAAGGAGTCAAACTTATGACACAAGCCCCTTCTCAAAGCGAAAGTATTAATGAACTATTAACTGCCTTAAGCAAAGCGCAAAGCAAAATCCAATGTGCGATAAAGAACAATAAAAGCTCATTCTTTAAAGATCATTCCTATGCAGATTTAAATAGTGTATGGGAGGCTTGCAGAGATCAACTAACGTCAAATGGTCTTTCTGTGATTCAATCTACTGAAGGCACAAGAGAAACTCTATGTCTAGTTACGACTTTAGGACATTCAAGCGGTCAATGGATTAAAAGCTATTTACCTTTAATGCTTACAAAATTTGATCCTCAAGCTTTAGGTTCTGCAATGACTTATGCAAAACGCTATGCTTTATCTGCAATGGTCGGCGTTTGTGCGGATGAAGATGATGATGGGGAAAGGGCTATGAATCGCATATCTGAGGAAAATGTAAGAAAATCTTATACACCAAAACAGGAAAATGTAAAAAAATCCAACATTCCGCTTCCATCTCCCCCACCTAAAGTAGAAGATCTTCCCTACCTAACTGACGAAGAAATGGAAGTTTATGACAAATTCATTTATCTAATACCAGAAAATGATCGTGAAAATGCAAAGAAATATATAGATGCAGTCTCTAAGACCAAAAAAATGAGAGTCATCGATGTAGTAGCTTATGCCAACAAAAATATGGAGAAATTTAAAGAGAATCTCATAAAATATAAGGCTGATGAGAAAGAAGCTTCTTTAAAGAAAGCTGTTTAGGTAAAGGCATTTCCCCCCTTTTTTAAGGGGGGGAAGGAGTAACAATGAAAAAACTACTGATTTGGAGATTTATTAACGACGTCTATCAAGATATGGACGTCTGTATCTTTTTTAATAGCATCACGATCGACTTTTAATACTATCGCGTCATCAGTTGCGATGCTTTCTACACTTTTAGCAATTGCCGGTACTTCTGAGCAGGATGTCAATAAAAGGAAAAAAAAAATAGGAAAAAACTTCGTCATAAGTGCACCTTACTTTTTCTTAGGTATTTTAGCTCCCGATCTTCTTGCTTCGGACAACGCAATCGCTATGCCCTGCTTTGGATTTGTCACCAATGGGCCTTTTTTGGAGCCACTATGAAGCTTCCCAGCTTTCATCTCGCCCAATACTTTTTCTATTTTCTTTTTTGCTTTTGACTCTCGTTTCATTGTAGACCCATTTTGTTATTGACTCATCAATGACATCTTCGCAATTTTCTTGGAAATAATCATCTTCACATGTGATAAGCGCAGCACTCCAACCTATAGCCGCAGAAAAAACAATCATCACAACAATGATAACTACTGAAATCTCTCTTAAAACCATGTGCTATTTCATCTTCTTTTTGCATTTATCCATCTTCTTATCCATCTTGATGTCAGCTTTCTTTAGATTCTTTAAATCTTTGAGTTCTGATTTCTCTTTCTTGATGATTTTATTTATCGCGGAGTGCATAATATGCCTTTTGAATGATAGAGGTTATATGAATACTTGCCCTATATGTATGAAGCCTAGTGGATTTAGTAAAAAAAATAAAGAAAAAATCTTTTGCTCTTATAAATGTTCCGGACAAAGCAAAAAAAAGGGAATATTATCTTTATGTACTTGTGGTAAAGAAATATATGTTCGTCCTTCACAACCAGAAAAAAAATTTTGTTCTCTTAAATGCATGGCAAGCACGTTAAAAACTGGATCTAAGAAAAAAAATGGCAAATACATTCCATGTTCAAAATGTGGTAAGGAAAGGTATTTTCCTTTGTGTCTAATTCATAATACAAAAAAAGGAAAAAAATATTGCTCAATTGAATGTAAAAAATCATCAATGAAAGAAGGTGAAGCAGGTTATGGATTTAAGAAAATCCCTAAAAAAACAAATTACAAAAAATATTATCCCTATAGAATAAAGACGGTTAAAGGTGTTCGCATGAAGGAGCATAGATGGGTAATGGAACAATATCTAAAACGAAAACTAGAGTCTCATGAGTTTATTCATCATATTAATGGAGACACACGTGACAACCGGATTGAAAATTTAATGATTGTTGATAATAGCGCTCATGGAAAAATTGAATTTCAGTCAAACGATCGTTTATATTCTTAAGTGTATTCAATTACAATAATTCTACCTGCGCCACCATCTCCACCGCGTCCAGAGTCAAAGCTTCCGGTAATACCACCGCCGCCTCCTCCACCACCGCCTCCAGGAATAGCACCATTGCCACCCCTGCCGGCATTCTGCGTTCTTGCTCCGCCACCGCCACCGCCACCAGATCCGCCCGATGGTGCACCATATGTTGTTGAGAATGAATTTCCATCTCCTCCGTTTCCTCCGTCGGCTGTGCCTGCTGATCCACCTGCATTGACGATATTACTGGTTGTTGAATTGTCAGTAATATTCCCTCCACCTCCACCAGCTCTTGCTGTTCCGGTATCGCCACCACCTCCTCCGCCACCAGTAGAGGCTTTTAAGCCGTCTGTTAGAGTGTGATTCAGTGCTGTTGCTCCTGTTGTCAGAGTTCCATTTCCTCCTCCAGAGGCTGCAGCAGTATATGATGCTGTAATATTAAATATATTAATGTCTCCCCTAGCTCCGGCTGGTCCTGAGGCATTTGTTCCACCTGATCCATTAACTCCGGCAATGGCTGTAATACTTCCAAACGTTGAATTACCCGATCCTGTTCCAGGGTTTCCGTTAGTGTTATTTGTTGTTTGAGCGGCACCGCCTGTCCCCCCCGCTCCCACTGTAAAACTAACAGATGAAGGAAACGAGGATGCAGGGCCTTTAGTGTAGGCAAATCCGCCACCACCTCCAGCACCACCACCAGATGAAGCTGCAGTAGTTCCCTTACGACCAGAACCACCTCCGCCTCCACCTGCCCACATATAAACTTCAACACATTTAGTACTAGCATTGCGTGTCCAAGTTCCTGGGCTATCAGCAACATTATAGGTAGTTGATATTACTGCTCCGGCAGGGGCTGCGCTAGTCCAGTTCGTACCATTTGATGTAAGCACATTTCCACTAGTTCCAGCAGTCGAAGGATAGGTTGCTGTGCTATATGCAGGGTCTGCGGAAGCTCCTCCAGATTGAAGGACTTGACCTGCTGTGCCTGCTGCTAATTGTGTGATTGCTGAAGTTGTTGCCCCGACTAACACACCATGATTCGTTAACGTCGTTCTTCCTGTTCCACCATGTGCAACATCTATCGTAGTACCATTCCATGTTCCTGTGGCTACCGTTCCAAGTGTTGTTATAGATGTTTGACCAACATAGGTATTAGCAATATCGATAACGGGAGTTGTTCCACCTGTTGAAGTTATTCTATCTGTCGTTCCACTGACACTTTGTACAGCCGTTCCTGCTTGAGAATCTACATAAGATTTGTTGGCTGCATCATTAGCATTTGTGGGATCTCCAGCAAGCTCTAGAGTTCCTGTCATTGTTCCGCCAGAACGAAAAAGAAGATCGGAAATCTGACTTCCGGAATCGGCCAATATTAAACCTGTGTTATCTGCAAAAACAGCTATATCATTTACACCTGAACTAGCCGGACCTTGGACATAGCCACCACTTGGGCCACCATCGCTAGCGAAATCGAACTGATGTGTTAAAGGGTTGTATTTTAAAGGAATAATTACCCCCTATTATCTCGGAGTGGTTAGGGTTTGACTACAATACATAAGATCAACTGCAACACTTGCTGAAGCAATTGTTCCTGCGGAACGAAATATATTAAAAATAGGCGCTATAGTTGCAGTTGGTATATTTGTATTTAGAGGACTATTATCAATTTCGACATCGTCTATATAATAACTAACAGATGTTGCATCAGCATTCACCACTATTTTGAAATTATGCCAATCGGTATCAGCAGCTACTGAGCTATTGGCAGACGATCTTACTGAACTAGAAGCTGTTTTTCCCACCCAATTTCCAGAATTTACGTTGTCTGAATACTGAAAATAACATCCATTAGCTTGATCTGCGGCAGTTGTAGCTGTATCACCTAACCCAAAGCTTAAAACATATCTATTTGTTCCATCTGATAAATTAACTATTCTAATAACCCAATTAATCGTTATCTCTCCACCGCCTAAAACTAATGTTCTTACTACTCCTAAAGTAGTGCTTAATGTGATGGCATTAGGATTTGAATTCCCTGTTGTAATGGTCCCATTTGTAATAATTCCTGGATGTCCGGCTTCGAGTAAAGCGCTACTAGTTACCATATTATTTTGATTATTAAACCAGCCCATTTCTCCTACAAAGAGCGGACCAGGAGATGAACTAATAGAAAGAAATAAGGGAAAATCATCCTTCATTTGAAACACAGAATTAGGAGTAAAGCCCCCACCTGATCCAGATGCGTTGATAGTTAATGCGCCTCCAAGTGCAATCGTTGCAGGAGATGCTACGTTAAACGTTACATTTGTTCCGGCTGTGAAGGTGATAGAGTCGTTATCAAGAGCATCATTTGGTACTGTACCAAAGGATGGAACTCCCCCATTTCCTAAAAGGACTGTGTTAGCTGCGCCTTGAGCTGTTATTCCTACTGCTGAAGTTCCATTGCCATAAAGGACGCCATTAGTCGTAAGTGTCGTTTGGCCTGTGCCTCCGCCTGCTACGACTGCTGTCCCGAAAGCTGGGTCTGAAGCTGCACCTTGAGAGATTAGAGGAACGCCAGATGTTGCCGAAGGAGGTACTTTAGTTATTGTCGTTGTTCCGGCGCCTACTAAAACATTATGGTTTGTAAGACCTGTTAATTGTGTAGTAAGGGTGCTTCCTGCTCCGGCTGTAGTAATACTTCCAGAACCTAATAGATTCCAGTTTCCGGCCGTTGGGCTAAGAGCTCCTCCGCTATCACCAGTGATCGTCTGACCAGCTCCTGTAGCATTTAGAGTAACGTTTCCAGCCACAACAGTAAAATCACCTGAATCAAATGAGGCTATGCCTTTATTAACAGCAGAAGCATCTTCCCCGGCAATAGTTAGCGTTGTGCCGGCCCCTGAAGTGTCAATCCCCTCTCCACCTACAACCGAGAATGTATTTACAGCTGGTGTGACTGTACCTGAATCTGTACCGATAGAGGTTGGTATTGTTGGTTGTTCTGTGACATCGAAATTAAATGTCACTGTTGATCCCGCAGCTGTAGTATCAATACCATTTGAACCACCGATCAGATTGATATTATTTGCCGCAGGAGTAGCAGAACCAGCATCAGCAGTAAATGTCGTCGGTACCGCTGCACCAGCTGAAATTGTAGGATTACCAGCTACCCCATCTCCATTCAAAATAGTAACACCAGAGCCAGCAGTTATAGTTCTTGTAGCCCATGTGCTCACTCCAGTTCTTGCAGCCATCCCAGTCGTAGCTAGTCCCTCTAAAGCAGCTAAATCATCAGCTAAAGCTAATGTAGGATTACCAGAAACGCCATTTCCATTGGATATTGTAATTCCAGCTGCTGGTGGAGTTATTGTTCTCCCTTCAAACGTACCAGCTCCATCATAAGCAACCATTCCTGCATCTGTTAGATTGACCGAATTATTTGTTGGCATCTAAAACCTATACTATTGTTATATTTCCAATACTTCCTATAGGAGCGTTCCATTCGGTATTAGCGACGGAACAAATAAGTGTTATGCTATCCCCAATAAAGGTAGATTCGACATATCCACTTACACCTGTCGTTGATACTTGATTTCCTAGGCGTATATTTTGACCAGCACCTTGTGTAATTCTCCAACCATTTGAATTAATGGCAGAAACAACGAAGGTATCTCCTATTACAGAAGTATTAGGAAGTTGAACTTCAACTCTACTACCACCATTGGTAAAATAACCTTCTTGTGTTATTGCCATTTGATTAGCAACAATCACAGACCACGTTAAAAAGGGGAAAACGGATCCGATCGTTAAGGTATTTGTTCCGGCATTTCCTGTTACGGTTATTGGACCCGAGCCAATAATATTAATATTATCTACACCATCCGGTCCGACCGGTCCGCCAATATCCCCTGTCAAAGTCGCAATGAATCCAGATCCCCCACCAGTAGTAGACGCAATATTAAATTCGTGAGTGATCGGATTGAATTTAAAGGGCATATATTTTCTCCTTAAGCATAGACATATGTCGCTCTATCAGTCCACGAAAACTCATAGTCATTACTGATTGCTCCTCTATCTGATTGAGGCCAAGTAATACTTATAGGGTTACTACTTCCATCATAGGCAATTTTTGAGATCTGCCATACATTATCTCCTTCCCCTGCGCCAGGTCTTGCAAACCCTGCATAGATAAGATTCGTTCCACTATATTCTCCTCGAAAAGCTTCTTCGATGAAGAATTCTTGTATTAGATCACCTTGGGCGCTGTGACGCCCTACAGGTCTATTTAAGGCAGGATTTCTACTCATTTTTGTCCTTTAAGAATGTTTATTAACCAATAACCTTAAACTATATTTTGACCGCACCATAACGTACCGTTATAGGTAAGTATGTAGGATTCATAGGCTGTGTTAACCAGCTTAGATCCAGCAGAAGTACCAGCAGCAGCGATATTTTTACCGTTTCCGTCGATTGTGACGTTACCTCCGGCTGCAGCTTGTCCTGCTCCGTCATATACAATTAGTGTACGACCAGTTGCAGGAGATGCAGGCAATGTTAGGGTAAGAGCACCACCAGTAGTATCTGTCGTAATGAAATAATCTGTTCCTAAGACTGTATAAGGAGATGCAGCTGTAGCAACGCTTGTGATAGACTGACAAATACCTGTACCGAAAGTTACGCCTGAGGTTCCTGCATCAATAGATACACCACCTGCCGCTCCGGATGCATTTATCACAATAGCGCTAGAAATGCTTTCTGTTGCTGTGATGTTGATGCTAGATCCTGTTGCTGTGATGTCGATGTCTTCGCCTGCGGAAGCTCCTGCAGCACTAATATCAATACCTCCAACTGTGGATGTAATGACAATGCTATCAGCAGCATTTTCAGTGGCTGTAATGTTGATGCTAGATCCTGTAGCAATAATGTCGATATCTTCACCAGCGGCTGCGCCAGATGCTAGAATATCTATACCGCCAGCGCTTGAGGTAATCACGATGGAATCAGCAGCACTTTCAGTTGAAGTGATATTTACTGATGAGCCAGTCGCTATAATATCGATATCTTCACCAGCGGCTGCGCCTGGAGCTAAGATATCTATACCCCCTGCTGCTGTGGTTAAAACGATGCTATCAGCAGCACTTTCACCAGCAGAGATTATGATACTACCAGCTGTTGAAGCAATGGTTACGTCGAAGGCTCCTGTAGCTGTTAAGTTTGTTGCACCAGCTGAATCTAAGGATAGAACTCCTGTTGAATCAACTGTGATGCCTCCAGTACCTGAATCTATGTCGATTCCACCAGCTGCGTTAGATGCAATTATTCTAACGGCTGAAGCGGCAGCTTGAGCTGAATCTAAGTTCATTTGAAGGGCGACATCAACGTCAAGACCACCTGCAGCGGCATCGAAATTTAAGGCGTCCGCGGCCGCTTCGCCACCAGAAATGTTGATACTTCCAGCGGTTGAACTGACTGTCACATCGAATGCGCCCGTAGCTGTAAAGTTAGATGCAGCGGCAGCGTCTAAAGAAATCGCTCCAGTTGTATCTACTATAAACCCGGCTGTACCGGAATCTATGTCAATACCCCCAGCTGCATTAGAGGTAACTAGGTTAATGGCGTCAGCTGATGCTAAGCCCGCTGTTAATGTTAGACCGCCAGCGGTTGAAGTTAAACCGATGCTTGCAGCGTTTGTACCTTGAGAGCAAGTTACGGTGATTCTTTCAGAAGTGCCTCCGTTTGTTCCAATGGTGATAGCGCCAGCGTCATTTTCTGTAGCGGCGATATTCACGCTTGAGCCTGTTGCAACGATGTCGATATCTTCACCGGCGGCTGCGCCTGTAGCTGTAATATCTATACCCCCAGCACTTGATGTAATAACAATAGAAGTAGCGGCGTTCTGAGAGGATGCAATGTTGATTGATCCAGCGGCATCAACATCTATACCTCCCGAAGAATCTACATTGATAGCATCCGCAACTGCTTCACCAGCATTAAGGTTTATACTTCCAGCAGTGTTCACGATGTCGATGTCTTCCGTGGCCGCGCCTGCGGCTAGGATGTCTATTCCCCCGGCTGTACTATTCAAGACGATAGAATCAGCGACGTTTTCTGTAGAAGAAATCACGACGCTACCACCGGTATTAGTGATATTGATATCTTCTGTGGCAGCGCCAACAGCGTCTATGTCTATACCCCCGGCTGAGGAAACGATTCGTATCGCATCTACGGCATTCTGTGAGGAGGCTATATTAATCTGTAATGCAGCGTCAACGTCTATTCCGCCAGCTGCTGAAACAATTGTGACGGCATTGGCTGCGGCTTCTTCGCCATTTACTATTACACGACCGGCATCACTAGAGAGAGTTAAATCAACACCTGCGCCTGTCACATCGAACAAGCTTGCGGTGTCGGATGTCATTGAAATAGCACCTGTAGAGGTGAATGTTACTGTGCCTGTAGCTGCTAAACTTGTGAATGAACCTGGAGCGTTTCCAGCAGATAATAGGTCGGCCGTCTTAAGAGGTGTCATTCCAACAGTATCATCAGATGCGGCTTGAGCTTCTGCGGTAGACGCTTTTTCTACGATACCGGGAGTTACTTCTGACCAAAGGGGAGCACCAGCGATTGCAACGAGAGCAACCTTTGCTGGAGTCATAATCGTTGTGTCATCGGTACCAGCTAAAGCTTCTGCAGCGGTTGAAATTTCGGCAATACCAGCTGAAGTTTCTGTGGCTTGAGCATTTCCACCGGTTTCCCAGGTTTGTCCATTAAAAATATATTCTGTAGGAGGATCAGCTGTCTTATCGAAATATTGTTGACCTAATACCCCTTTAAATCTAGCAGATGGTGGTCCCCTTCCTGTTAATGCGACTGGTGGAATCTCTACAAACCCCGTTAATCCGTAACCTACTGACATACCGAATTCTCCTTGTTTAGTTTCACGCTAGAATCTTAACAACAATATTTCAAATTAAAATTCATGCATTTATCATTGTAAAGCAATGTTTTAAGTAGCGCTAAAATTGCTAAAACCTGTATAAAGTAGGGTATGGATAAAGACTTCTACTCAATCAAAGAATTTGCAAAGAAATTGAATGTTTCCGAACATACAATTAGAAGGGCAATTAAAAGTGGGCGTATAAGTGCATTTAGAGTAGGTGCAACTGAAAAGTCAACTTTTAGAATAGCTCATAGTGAGATATCTAGATTAGGCGTAGTTGATTTGAAAAAACTGATAGATAAAGTTATTGATGAAAGAAATCGCAATACATAAACAAAAACAAAAAACGGAGTATAGACATGAGAAATTTTTTTTATTCACTAATAATCGCTAACATTTTTATAATAAGTTCTTTACATTCTTCTGAAGACCAGCCTGCTAATATAGATTTTATGAAAGATTTTATGCAAAAAGAGGTGAATGCTAGATCAGTTGCATCAGCAGCAACAGCACCTAGTGTTGAAACACATTGTATAAAATATGCTACTGCTGAAGATGGTTCACATATGCATTTTGGTATTTGGTCTGATTGTATTATCGGTACGGTAATCGGGAATGCACCAAACATTGGAACACAAGTTATTATGTGGAATAATGGAGTAATTTTTGATGTAAGTACGAGATACAGCAAACATACAAAATATTTTACCAATAAATATAATTGGGGACATATAACTTCTTATGATTACAAACAAGTAATTAAAAATAAATAGTTTCCAAAAATTAAGAGGCCCTAAAAAGCCTCTTATCTAAAGGTAGGTAGTTATGTGGGATAAGATAACTGAAAGCATGCATCAAGATTATCATAACATCGTTATGAGCTTTAATGATCCTATAATCTATAAATGGTTTATATATGTATTTATAGGTGGTCTTGCATTATGTTTTTTCTTTGAAGTTTTTTCAGAAAATGATGAAGAAGAGAGGTTTTATTAAAATGATGGAATTATTTTGGATGTTTATAATAATTGCGATAGTTTTTGAAGTCCTTTCATGGAAAGAAAAAAGTCCTGATGAGATTTCGATGAAAGAATTGGATTGCGAACCAACAAGACAGCTAACTTCTGATGAATTAGTTTATAAAGAAAGAAAAAGAGTAAAACAAGAAGCTTACTGGTCACGAAGAAAAGAACGTGAAGAAAAGAAAAAAATTCAGGAATTTAGAAATGAAATCAAGGATTTTGAGAAAAGTGTTGGTATATATGAATGAAGATCATTCATTTAAGTTTGTAGGTAAAGACCTTTGTCCCTCTTCCTGTGATTGATTATTTGATTGAAGAGCTTGTGCGACGTATGGCTTAAGTCTTAAGAATGCGTTGACAAGCTCTTTTTGCGATCCTTTTTCTGATGCTAAAATCGCTTCTTCAGTTAATCGCAAAAATTCTGGATCAGACAATAATGAACCGAGTTTTCTAGCTCCCATTATGCCACCTGTAACCTTCATAAGTGGCCATGGATTACCAACTAAAAGATTAGCAATGCCGGACATACCTTGAACCAAAACGGCAGCGTCAGCAGCAACCACTCCAGATTTAGAGGCATTGTAAAATTTGTTCACAGCATCCGCAAGTTTACCAGCATTCTTTTGAAGTCTTTCCAGCCTTTTAAATGCTGCATTACCTAAAAGCTCTTTTACAATCTCAGCATTTTTTCCTTTTTCTAAAAGTTTTGAGAATGTTCCTAATTTCACTTGTTGAGTAGAACTATCTACTAGATTCTTACCAACAACGTCTTCAAGTTTAGTCGCTTTCAATCTGTTAAATAGCGCTTTTCCTTGTGGAGATTTATTCAGTATTTTTCCTATGTTACGCATTCCCTGCACAGTATTCATCTTGTTCATGATCATTGCAGGATCTTCGGCATTCATTAGATTATTGATTGTTTTATTTCTAAAAGTCTTTGCATGTTCTGAGAATTTTTTATTGGCATTAACATAATTTTTGGCAAATGTTGGATTGTCTTTGCCATGTTGAAGTATTGCTCTATCTATTTCACTTACAATTCCTTTCAACAACTGTTTTGTGCCGCCCTGTACTTCATAATTTATAATATCATTTAATGCGATCTTGTTATTCATAAGTTCTTTTACGTTAGCCTGTAAAAGAGTTCCTTTAGAATCGATGATATCGCCTTTTAGCTTACCTAAAACATTTAAAACAGCAAGTTGCTCAGTGGATTTCAAAGAACCAGGTTTCAGTTGCTTTTCAATATTGGTTATTGCATTAGCCAGTCTTTTGGATTGTACAAAAGCGTCTTTTGAAAGTGACTTTTCAGTTTCTTTATAAAGGTTTCTTGCTACCGCTAAATCCGCATCCCTAATAGCTTTAGTAGCATCTTGTAATGCAACACCTGCTTCATGTGTCGTTGCAAATTTAAGTTCACCTAAATCATGAGCTAATTCTTTGTATTCATTTCTAATCTGATTGGTGAGCGTTTCTTTAAATTCATCTAGAGATTTTCCAGCTAATCCAGATTGGGCAAGCCTTGCTTGTGTCCATTTAACAAGATTGCTATCAGTTAATGTTCCTAAATCAGCCTGAATTCCTGAATTTCGGAAATCTTGTATAATCTCTTTTTGGAGTTTAACTTGATCTTTAGGAGTAAATTTCGCCGCTGCTTTCGCTAGAGTTTCTTTAGGTGCGGTGATTAATTCTTTAGCGCCTTTAACTGCTGCTCCAACGCCACCTCCTAAAAGGTCACCAACTACGGCTGCTGCCATTGTTCCAACAGGTCCGAAATTACCTTGCTCAGCTAATTCTAAAGCAGCTCCAGCAGAAGCACCCCGCAATAACTCTCCTCCAGATGGCGCTATTGCTTTTATGACATCTTTGGGTTTTAAACCTACTTTGCCAAGTTCAGACAATTTTTTAGGGTTTTTAATAAAACCTGCCCATTGCGCGCCTTTTTCTAAAATCCCTTCAGGTTCAAGATCTACTCCTGTTGCTTGTTCCGCTAATCCTCTTAAACTAATATCAGTGGTTTTTACAAATTGCTCTGCTTTTTCAGGATGTTTTATTTGTTCTTGTAAATGATCCAATAATTCTTGATCTTTTTGATCCCAAACGCCTGTCTGTTTTTGTTCCATAAGACGTTCAATATCTTCCATAATGTTTTGTCTTTGGACTACAGACTGAGCCTCTTTAGAGGCTAAAGGAGATACCGCTGCTTCATATGCCATTCCAGCTGGAGTTCCTTGCAAAACTCCTAAACCAAATTGAGCACCAACTCTTGCGGATTTTTCTGCCATTCCTCGTTTTGGCTTTTGTGATTCTAAATATTCGCTAATTTCCTCGGGAGAATAACCTTCATTGATAGCACCTTCTAAATCAAAATCAGGAGCATATTTTAACAATTTAGGATCAATTATGGGTGCTTGTTGTTGTTTCCTTCCAGTAGGATTGCCAAAATTTCTTATGAAATTACCAAAGTTTTCCTTAACATTTCCCAAAAAAGTACCAGGAGGTTTTTTATATTGGGGAATTGATGAAAGATATTCTTTTATCTCTTCAGGTGTATAACCTTCATCTAAAGCTCCTTGATAATCAAAATTTGCGCTCATAATTACCTATGGAATGATGTTAAAGGTTTTCTTTCTTTCATTGGTGGTTGTCCTTCTGAAATTCCTGAATCTTCGCCAAAGCCTCCTAGCTGCACTCTCTGGAGGTTTCCTGATATAATTCTCTTCATAGCATTTAATATGCCGGCAGCTTCATCATCTGTAACACTTGGGTCATACAGTTTTTCAGCTAATGTGGCGAATTCCATTTGGTTTCTGATTGGGATATTTGAAGCCAAAGAAATTAGAGATTTACCCAACTGTTCGTATTCACCTCGATCTCTTCTGGTTTCAGGACTGAACATTCCTTTATAGCTTGAACCAAAACCAAGATTTCCTTTCTTTCTAAGTTTCTCCATTTGACTAATCGTTTCTAATCCTGCTTCAAGGGGCGCAACATTTTTCTGATAATTTTCTATATCTTTAGAATGTTTTCCAGCTAATTCAGCGGCTTTTTCTTCTCTTCTTAGTCGAGATTTTTCTTGTTCTAATTGCATTTGTTGTCCAAATTCTCTTTCACCTTTTCCTTTTCCAAATTGATCTTGAAAAGCAAATTCTATAGCTTTTTTTCTAGATTCTGGGGGTAATCCTGAAAGATCAATACCTAATCTTTTTCCAGCTTCTAATTCGGCCATTTCTTGTTGTTGTTGCAATTTTTGCTGTTCTTTTTGCTGAGCAAATTGAGAAGCCATTTGGATAAATTGATCGAATTTATCGCTTTTTGTAGGTCCTTGCCTTTCAGGGGCAGCTATAACTTGTACCATATTTCCTCCTAATCAAACATACTACCTAATGAACTACCCATTTGAGCTCCTTGCATCGCTCCTACTGGACCTCCTGCAAATGCACCACCGATAGCTCCTATGCCCCCACCGATATATTTACCCCAGGGGGTTTTTTCTTTTTTCTGTTTTTCATATAAAAATCTTTCATAAGGATTTTGAGATAAAAGATTTGAACTTAATCCCATAAGATCCATAATTGCTTGTCTTTGAAGGTCTTGTCTTTTCGATGCTAAATCTTGAGCAAGACTTGAGCCTGCTTGAGTCATTGTATTTTGGAATCCACTTGAGTTTCTAGCACCCATGCCCATACCACTAAATCTTGAAGAAAGTCCGCCTTGGAGTTCACCAAATTGTCGTAGAGCCGGAGCTTCCATTTGTTGAAACATAGATTCATCGCCCCCGGCTAGTCTAGAAAGAAAACTTCCAGGCCCAACATTTGAAAACATCTGCTGAAATAGTTGCATCTGTTCAGGAGTGAATTGCTGCAACTGCCCGGCTTTATATCCTTTCGGGATAATGTCTCCTGAAAAGTTACCAGTAGCACCTTTAGAACCTGTTAATGAAGTCATATTAACCTCTCTTTAAGGATTCGACATCCATTCTAGGACTATCGTTCCTCTTGTTAATGCGGGGGCTCCTCCCCCACTCAAAAAAGTAATTTGGGTCGGGGTGATATAAAAGGATATCTGCCCGGCTATCGCTACATTGGATCCAAAAATAATCCCATACCAGTTTGTACCATCCGTAAACACTCCCCAGCAGTGTGTAAACTGATCAATATTTGTTACTGTTATTCCGTGGTTTATTGCTGCGGTACTTGTGAAATTATATACTTGTCTTTGCGTTTGCTGCTTTTGAAAGCCTGTTTTATACCATGCTTCACCTGTCACCACACTACGTGCAACCGGGAATATCCCCACTGTACGTGAATTTACTGCATTCGCGATATCTATATAAGCACGATCTACTTCCACTGAAAGTTGATGGAGTTCTTCTGGAAATTCTCTCGAATTTCTAAGATATACAACCTGGTTAGCAACATTAGAACTCATACGAGCTCCTGGCTTTGATAGAGATCCAAAATAAATCCATGTAATTCAATCTCAGCAAATTGGTTATTAAATCCAGTGCTTTGGGCAATTCCTCCTTCGGTATAGGCAGTAAACCCAGTAGCATCAACATCAATCGTAATTTCAGTAGAAGTAGATGAAATAACAAAGTAAGTATTTCCATTGAGTTCTGTCATTCCTTCGACTTCATTAATTTGAATCAAAGTTCCTGCTGGAAACTGGCCCGCGCATGTGAGTACACAAGGGTCTGCTTGGGTGGCTCCTGTTATTTCAAATTCATCTCCAACGGCATCTAAAGCGAACATCTGTTCATCTGACATAGTAAACCCTAGCTGAATAGTGTCTCCTATTAGTGAAGTATTTAATCTATGCCATATTTGAGCCTGTTGAGTAGATGTAGGAGTCATTAGATTAGTATTCGCTGGCGTTAGACCTAAATTTGTGCTTTCAGGTGCTGTGTAAAGGACGGTGCTATAGATGAGAGATTCGTTCACGCTGCCAAATTCAGGAACAATAGGACCTTCGTTATATGAGCTTGCGCCGTTTTGAGAAAGGAATATTAATAATGCAATTTGTCCAAGAGGTGTCTTAGTTAATAGGTATTTTTGAGCGCCAATCCGCGTCTTTTTAGAAAGATCCCATCCTGTCGGAAATTGTTTGGTTTGGATGAAAGGAACATACATTCTCTTGATGACGCCTCCGCCAAGATATGTTCCTGAATTTACTGAAGGGTTGATAGTAAAGGTGTTTTGGGTCACAGTTGAAATCTTAAAGATCTTTCCATTAACTTCCTGATCAAGTGTTCCATTAACACCAGATATTACAATGAAATCGCCTTGGTTTAGACAATGATCGGGTGAAGTAATAGTTGTACCCGTCATATCCTGAATAGAAAGAGAATTACCTTCGTTAGTTCCCTCTTCTCTAAAAAGGACAAACCCTTGCTGGTTTCCACCTATGATTTCAGGTTGAAGCAGTGTTGACTCCCCTGCATCCCATGGATCATTCCATGACGACCATGTAGGATAGATTTCTCCTATGGTTGCCCAGGTATATCCTGTTCTTCTTCTAAAATTTCCATAGGTTGTGAAAGCTTCATTGAAAATTCCCCAGGTATTGTCCCTATAGTTGTAAAATAGAGTTTGATCAGGGAAGAAATTGGTGATGCTGTTAGATTGATAAGTAAAAAAGCACCATTCGTTGATGAAGTCCCTTATAGCTGTCATGCGCTCATTTCCGTTATTTTCCAAATCCACCTGAAAGACCTGATCAGGGATATCTAAATCGACTCTTTGGGTTTGGGTTTGGCTGGAAATGACAAATCCCCTATTACCGAAAGCCATGACGCCTTGGTCAAAGTCAATGGAAGAAAATGTGCTAGCTGTGCCAAGTTCGGAATTAATCTGAAAGAAATTGAAAGGCACAATGTCATTACCCGTATAAATAAGCCGGGTATGGAGAGTTTCAAAACCGCAAATAAGAACATCTTCATTTGCTTCTACTGTATTTAATCTTTGACTTATACCGGCTGTGATAAATCCCCCATAACCAGTGAGATCGGACCAATAGGAATTAGGAGCGGCTGTTTGGTTGGCAGGAACAAGAAGAGCATTAAATTGAGTAGTTGCAAGGGTTGCATTTCCAGTGAAAGAGGCTGTATAGTAGGCCGTTCCGTTTTGGCTATAGATGACTGTATCTTGAAGATAGACTTGGCTTCCTGCGGAAGATGTTTGTACTACAGGACCAAAGAAAAGAAGTCGGTCCTTATAAGGAACAATCATCCTAGCACCAACAAGATAATATTGAGCTAAAGGCAGTTTAGCTATCGAATAAGGTAAGTTAGAAAGAGGAGGCATGAAGTTTACCCATCCCTTTCCAGTAACAAACGTTGGAGAGGTCGGATTACCATTGGTAGGATCCCCATCATACCATCTAATGCAATCAACAGTAGTATCGGATCGATTGGTTAAGTATTGAGCTAATCCAGTGGCTGTAGCACCACCTGCGCCCGTAAATGTTGCATTAGGAAAACGCACGGTAACATTATTAGGATCAACGACCACCGTCACATATCCGGTTTGCATATTGAGGCCATCAACAACAGCAGTATTGAACTCATTGAAGAAAAGGAAATCTCCAACAACAAGCCCATGGTTTGCGATGGTAAAAGTAGCTGAAATGTCTGGTCCGCCAGCAACAAATGTAATATTGGTCACAAGCTTATATTGCATTCCAACATTTGTGATTGTGAAAGGAATCTCAATCCCATTAGTTGCCCAGAAAGCGCCCTGATAATTTGTAGACCAAAATTGCTGATAATCTTCTCCGTTCCACCAAAGGGCAGTCCAATTTGTTTTCTGAATATATCCTGGATATCCAGTAGTACCTGTAGCTATATTCTTATAAAAACTTACATCGTAAATAGGATAAGGATTTGTTGTGCTTATATTATAAGCATATGTTGTATCAAAGGCGAGTGTCCCAGGATTTTCATTAGGATTCAGCTCTAGGTCCTCTAGACCCATTACGGGAAGTCTTGGATTATATAGAAAGGTTGCGTTAGCTACTCCTCCAGCCCTTAATGGAATTGATATTGCTCCTGTTGAATAATTAATTGTACCCTTAGGCTGTAAGAACCCATCAAGGTACAGCTGAGCATTATTGGGCAGTCCTGTATTCGGGTCTATATCCGTATAATGAAAGGCACCTATTGGAAAAGTTAAAGAAATAGTTCCAATTACAATTGTAGCATTAGTCTCTAGTCCAAAATTCGTTATAATATTACCATCACCATTACCATCTAAAGTTATGGTTGCAGTAGATCCATAAGTAGTATTTGTAGAATCAAAAAACCTTTGAAGACGACCTAAAAGAGATGTGCCCCGCTTTCTTTTGACTCTTCCTCTCCATTGGTATGCATTGATTAAAGTAGGAAACGAATCGTTATCTATATTGAATGGGAGAACATTTGTCTTTAACCCTTTATGAAATGGTCCAACAACTAATTTAGAAGTCATTAAATACCTATGGCCATCCAAAAAAATCCACGATAATCACCACTATTTGAACTAAATAACCAATTAAATCCTGTATTTGTTAAATCGAATCCTCCACCAGTGGTTTCTACGCCTACTGAAGCTGCTCCAGAAGGTGTATTAGTCCTAAAAAGTGGCGTTGTTGTTATTGTATAACAAGTTGAAGGAAATGGTATTCCTTGTGAAACTGGGCCTCTATTTTTGAATGTCACAGTGCCAGAAGCAGTGCCAGAACTGAATGAACCGGAGGAAGCGGTTGTTACTTTTCCCCATTGGATCAAAACTCCACCAATCCATTGCCAACCATCTGTTTGTGATGAATTACCAGTCAATTGTGATACTCCCCCCCCTCCTGTTTTCGCAAACAATTGAGTATCTGCAGTCGCACCTGAAAAATTAGGTGTATAATTCAGAGGAAAAATTTGTTCTACCGTCGCAATCGTTGCAGGGGCTCCTGTTCTTGCAACTGCGTTCCATGTGCCTTGACTAAACTGGTGTACAGTCTTGTGATAACCGCCATTATTTAGATTAAAATTTATATGATCAACAGCTAGCAAATTGTCAACCGCATTCGTATTCGTCTTCATATTCGGCTGATCAACCGAAGGGTTGTTTGGGGCATCTGGTATGTCTCTGTTATATGTCTGAAAACTCATATTTCTCCTTTAGTTGCCAAATGAGCCTTGATTAAATCCTGTTTGAAGTGTAGGACCAGAGAATATCGTCGGCGTTCTTGTCGCTGTAAATTGTCTCTGGCTACGCTTCCAAACAAGCATTTCTTGTTCTTTGAATAAGGGTTCATAAAAATTAAATTGTTCCATATCTCCCGTATCTGCAAGGATCTTGCGAGCAGCACCACGGGCAATGTATTCACACATATAACCGAATGTTACGGCAGCAGCAGATGAAAGATAAGCAGCAGGTGTTAGATAAGCATCCAATTCAACGACATAAGGTTTATCTGGTGGAGACCTTAAAACCAGCGTATTATTGTAATACAGGATTGATCTTGGTAATCCAGACTGGAAGAAATAACATTGTGCGGTGATATTGGCTCCATCTGGTACAACTCCCGGAAATATAAGATTGGATACCTCTCCAGTTAGATAATTGATCATATTTCGTGTGCTAGAGGCAGTTCCTCCCGCTGAATAAGCAGTAAAACCGGTAGAATCGACATCTATCGTAACCGTGGTTGCTCCTACTGCGACAACAGTAAAGAACCTATCATTTAACTCTGTCATTCCCACAACGTCGGTAATAAGGATTTGTTCACCCACTAAGAATGAAGAAGTACATGTCAAAACGCATTGAGTAGCTTGGGTAGCACCTGTTATTGCAAAGGAGAGTAAGTATTCTGATAAGGGAGTATTTCCATTAGGAGCATTTCCTGGCTGCATTAATAGGCCAAGATTAATGTTACTCTCGAGAAACTGGCCGCTATCTTGTACTGTGATGTTAGACCCATCAAAAGAAGTTGCTGTGATGAAAACTTGGGAATTTACACTTGTAACTGGAACATCTTCGATAAATGTATCACTTGCAGTGATCTCAGCAACTGATACTTGAGGAGGATCCTCATTTTGTCCTGTTGCTACAACCCCTGTAATATCAATATGTCCTCTTAAGATGCTTTGTATTGGAGGATTTAAAGGCGTTGAATTTGTTCCTGATAGAATAGGAATCTGAAGATTATAAGGTCCAGAGGTTCCATTACCCTGACCTAATATAAGAGGATTCTGAATCACATTAGGATAAAGGTTATAGAAGCTATTTCTTTCAGTAATAAACGGGACTTGCACGCCATTCACATAGGCAGGACCCATAAAACCCTGATAAACAGGGTAAAATGAAATATTTTGGCTTCCAGATTCAACTTGAATATCATAAAGGGGCATATTGTATTTATCTACCCCAGGGGTTGTTAGGAACTGGTACTTAGTCTTAAGATCAAACAACTGAATCCTTGCGTCAACATCCATGATCCAGAATCTATTCACATAATCGATCAATAGATCATCAGTTATTTGAGAATTCGAAGGACTTTTGATGATCCTTCGAATATACGTTAAAATGTCTTGTAATAGGTTCATTTATTCTCCTTAAAAACCACTAGCACCCATGAAGACAGATTTTCTAGAACTTACAGGACGAGCTTCAAGCCTTTGAATTGTGCTATCGACTGCCATTGATCCATAGTATTGACCCATGCCATCACTTGAGTTAACAGTATTCTGCATCTTGAGTCTGTGGTAGTTACAACGTGAGATCTGCTCAGCTAGATATCTTGGGCCCCAAATAGGTTTATTGGTAGGAACTTCCCATAATTCTGCAGGTAATCCTGGGTAAGGTTTTGTCCAAAGTTCGATGTTTTCGCCAATGATTTCATTGTTCTCGGCTATGAATTGGACATATTCTTTGGAGAAGTTGTACTTCTCTCTAAATCTTTCATTAAATTTCTCTCTAGAACCTATTGCTCTCTTAGGTTTTAGATAAATATCTTTTGATTTCTCAATCTCTGATTGAGATAGTTTGGTCTGCGGTTCCGTTTCTTGCTTAGGAGCCATATTCATGCGGTCTAAAGTCATCTCTTTAACTTCTGATTCAAATTTATCTATTTGTTGTTTAGCTTTTTCTAGTTCCATTTCTCCCGCTGAATTTACTTTTGGCTTTGCAGTCATGTTTATCCTATTCTGGTGATATGTTTATAAAGCTTCCAGGGATTGTTGTGCCTGTTGGGCTTCTTCCACTGGAATTATTTACTCCGCTATTTACATCTCCTATGGAGATTATTTGGGGCTGCGTAAAACTTCTTAAACGAAGCGATGCTATGCCTCCTGATGAATATGCAGTAAATGCACTGGAATCGACACCTAATGTGATGGTCGTTGCAGTGCAAGCCACTATGAGAAAGATGTTATTGTTCAGTTCGGTCATTCCGCCGACATCGGTAATTAAAACAGATTGACCGGGAACAAATGAATTATCGGCAGTAAGAACACATTGCGAGCTTTGAGTAGCATTAGTAATATCAGCAATGAAGGGATCGGTAATGAAGGGATCATAATTCCTTGAGTCAATGTTTACTTCGACTTGATCATCAGCTGGAATAGAAGTAATCAAAGCTTGCTGACCATTGATTTGCGACATACCATAAGAAACCGGAATTAAAATCCTAACTTGCTGATTGACAACATAATCTTGCTCTTCGGTCGTCGTGATCAATGTTGTCTGACCTTTTGTGATATCGCTTATTACAAAACGCCTAGGCTGATAATAATCCGCCTGGATGGGAACATTCGCATAAGCCGGTATGGGATATGAAATTACTGTCATTTTATCCTTAAGAGGGGGCATTAACCCCCTCTAGCTATTGTTATGGAATAGACATATCGTGAAGATAAGCTCTCCAGTAAATCACATCGTTGGCATCTCCAACTAAAACGCCACTTGTTACAGTGGTTCCTACACCAGCTCCAATTACGAAACCTTGGCTTGTATTATTCACAAATGCGCCTAATACAGCAGGTCCGTTAATGGTGCTTACATAGCTTGCGCTTGTAGATCCGCTTGGGAAAGTGTAAGGAGAAGGATAAAGAGGCAGGTTGGTGCCTGTTTGTCTTCCGCCAGTATTTACATCGCCAACAGCAATCATTTGCGGGAACGAAGTTCCGGACAAATCACTGACTTCAACGTTATTTGTAAATGCTGTGTAGTTAGTTGAATTGATGCTTACAACAACAGTATTATAATCCGTTACAGAAACAACATATCCATAGACTGGGGATCCTGGAGTTGTTGAATTTGGTAAGGAATTAAGTTCGACTGTGCTGTAATCCGCAGGTATTCTGAATGCAACTTCTTGACCAACAACTAAGTTATGAGCTGTAGTTGTGTCAATAGTTGTTGTTGTGCCAGTTGTGATAGCACTAATAACAGAAACGCCTGGGAAATAAAGATATGGATACAATACTTTCTTTACAAAAGCCCCGCTTGGAGAACCAGCCAAAGCAGTATAATTACTTTGGTTAGTATTCCATGGGATTGAAAATGTGTTAGCATTTATTCTTGTAACAGTAAATGGGATACCGTCTATCTGAGGCATACCGGTTGTGGCGGATTGATAGAGTCCTGTGAAGACAACTACATCGCCTGTTTGGTAACCGTGGCCTGTGACTTCAACAACAGCTGGGTCAGCTTTGGTAAGACTAACTACTTGCTGTCTAGCTCCATATTGGAGAGCTTGGCCAGCAGTAAAGGTACTAATACCATTAGTTGTAACTGTATCATATACTAAAGCAGAAGCTGCTGTATAAGCTTCAACTACAGCAAAGCCTTGTCCCATATTTGCATCCCATTTTGCTGAAAGAACTTGGCTAGCAGCAGCACCAGCATTTGCGTTTGTATAGTTTACAAACTCAACATAATCTGGAACGAAAGGGAGGTTAATAACTTGGGCAAAACCTGTAGAGGTAAATTTACCCTTTGCCATTCTCGAATATTCAGTCATATTATACCCCCAATACGTTTAAACGTGTGCAAAGAAGGTTTCTAATGGCTGTATCTTGAGTGATGGCTTGCGCTTGGGCAAACTTAACAGCAAGAGTAGCATTCTGAGCTAGCATACCAGAGTAGTATGGATCACGATAAATTAGGTTCATCGAGTAACCATCTTGGTCGATATGCGTAATAGCTTGTTTACCTAATACAGTATTGTAGTAAACATCGGCACCAAGGTCAGAAGCAAGTCTAGCGACTGGAGCTTCGGAGCTTGTTAAGATCCTGATGTTGAATACAGAACCATATTCAGCAGGTAAAGCAGAAGTATTTGTAGGATAGTTCCACTGAGAGATAAATCCTGTTGTTGTCATTCCGTCAAAGTCGGATTGCAACTCTGTTGAGCTCAACATAAAGTAAGCTGAACGGACAGGACCAGTACCGAATCTATCCATCCCCTCGATACCGCTCATAAACTTATAAGCATTATTAGTATCAAGAGTAGTAGCAACCAAGCTAAAGTCAGTAGAGGCAAGGTTTGCTGGATTATCACCATTGCTACCGCCTCCAGCCATGATCTGGCTAGCAGCAGAAACGATGTAATCTCTTAAGATTAAATCTTCTGCTTGACGCATCGCAACAGCTAAACGCTCAGAAACCCAAGCGAGTACGCCTTCTTGGTCTTGCAAAATAACTTGTTCGTTGATGATACAGCCAGTTCCGAAGAATGCCATCTGAGCATCAATGATATCTCTTTGCGGCACTTGTGCGGGAGGATCTATCCCGGCGTTACCCAACTGTACAGTTGGTGGTGTTAATGCGCGTGGGCGCATAAAACGGCATGTGGTACCTCCATGCGTGGGCATGGAAATTTTATCACAAACCGTGATGTAATTCATTGTGGGAGTAGGGACATAGAGCATAGCAGGCGCTAAACTCTGCAAAATCATTGGCCCCAAATTACCCGTAGTCGTAATTGACATAGCAACCTTAAGTTGTATGTTAATATTGACATGACGATCGGTAGACGAGCCTTATTACGTCAGTTCTCGATCACATCGGATTTGTGGTTGCGGGCCACTGTACGCTGATGCATTTTAACGCTATGCTAGCGAAACCTCAAAATATGAACTTATCATGCTTTATTTCAAGCAAATTTATATTCTTAACTTACTTTTTAATTCCTGCATCTTTTGATAAGCATTTTTCTGACCAGCAGTGCTGAAGTCTCCAACTGTTGAATAAGGAGCATTGGCAACTCCTGAAGGTTGGTAATAAGGAGATCTTCGGTTAGCATCGATCTTTTCTTGGATAGAGGGTTCTTTAATGGCGGGTTTATGTAGGCCTAAAGCTTTAATGTTTTTATAGACTAGCTTTTGACGATCGAAACCTTCCGGCATCTTAAGAATAGTTTCAGCAAGTTCGGGATCTGTCTCATAGAGTTTATTGGCATGTTGCATGATGTCATAGAAATCTTTGTTGCTTTCTAGCCAAAGTTCTTGCTTAAGCTCATCTTTGGCTTTCTGCTTTGCGAGTTCCATAGCTTTACTGATTTCACTCTTGGTAGATTGATCAAACTTATTAAGAGTTTTGGACAGTTTTTTGTGATCAACGTATGGTTCAGAATCATCTTCATCATCATGTGATTTTGAGGATAGTATTTCTTGAGCCCGTCTCTCGGCATCTTCTCTAGCTTGCCTTTCTTGCTCAAGTTGTTTTTGGTATTTCTGCTCAAGGGCACGGAAATTTAACTCTTTATCGCTTGGTTTATTTTCTGTGTTTTGATTTACTTCAGCTGACATGAAAATCCTTTCTCCGTAACGCAGGAGTGCGGCTTTGGATTTACCCATCGTTTAATAACTTAACGTTTTAAAGGCAAGTAAATGAAAGACAATGCAATAAATGTGATGAAGTTGAATGTTCTGGATTCACATGATAGACTGCTTGAATTAAAGAAATCAGAGGCGCAAACACTCGGACAAGGTGCCGAGGACTGCCTTAAGAAAAATCCATTGTCTCTAGCTTTACAAGAAAAATCCCCTTACATCTACATGTTTGCTCATCCAAGAACTGAAGCAGATGGGAATACAAAGAAGATGTTTTGGCAGCCAAGATTAACAAAACCACAAGCGCAAACCAATTCATACCTATTTAGAGCTATTTCAAAGTCGGATTCTATTGAAATTTGTTGGATGTTACCCTCAAGAGAAACGTGGGGACAGCATAAGAAAGGAAATATCGCAGAAAACGAGCTCGTAGAATGGTCTATAAACATGTTCTTAAATAAGAAAAAAGAGTTAGAAGAACCCCATCCTGACGATTTACCAGAAGCTAAAATGAAAATGATCTACTATGAAGTGCTGAATTCAATAAAAGCTAAGAAATGGCAACCTAAGCTAGACGCCTTGGGGGGGTCTTAAGCCCCTTATTTCCAACAGGAGTTATTCCCATCCCTTCTTTAACCTTGCCCATAGGGTTTCTAACACCGCTGCCATAATAATCACCCATGCCATAAGGTGTGTTTGCTGTGTGTGCTGTTTTTAATGCTTTATTCGATTGTTGCTTTTTCTTCATTGGGATACGTCTTTAATGTGTTTACACGGCCTTTTGGGACACCTGCTGATTTGGGATCGCCAGCATGGCCTATAGGTTGATTTACTCCTACGCCATAATCAGTTCCTGCATTAACATAACAACTAGATCTTTCATCATATTGTGGGCATTTAAAGCTCCACGGATTTTTTACAGATCTTTTTTCGTTTTTTGTCTTTAAAGGATCATTGAATCCTGTTTCCATATTCCTCCTAAAATGATCGTCAAAGAGCCTTCCTTGACGATCATAAATTAATAACGGTGATGTGGTCTTTGAGGTAAAGAATTGATTTTTTTCTTACCCATCTCTTGCTGTGTTTTGATTGCTTCAGTGGTATCTTCATACTGCTTTAGCTCGCCAGCACCTTCTGCAGAGTTATAATCTCTTGTGTGTACACCTTCTGGAAATACACTACCTCTAGATTTTCCACCTGCCCAAAAGCTATGATCATCTATTTTACGGCCACCCATAGTTCCTCCTATTGATTTATAGCCATTTCAGGGCCTTGTTGCCCCATTATACTTTGTAAAAACTGATTTGACAATGCTGTGTTTTTAGCATCTATTTTTTCTCTATCTTCATTTTGTTCTTGTCGATAGTCGAAGGATTCGATTTGATTCATCTTAAGCATTGTTTCGACTTCACCATATTTCGCAATGACGTCGACCATCTTTTCGAGTGCTTCCATCTTCGCTTTTGTTGCCATTGCTCTATTTTGCGTAATTTCAGATAGCCGTTCTTCAAATAAACCAATATCTGCTTCTGCTCGCCCATGTCTTTCACGAGCAGTCGCAAGGTTGGCTGCTGCCCTAGACATAAGCTCTTTTAGTTTGGCTTCCTCAAATGCATGTTGAATATTCTGAGCTTCACCTTGTACCGCTGCTGCTTGTTGTTCTTGTTGTTGCAGGAATTGAACGATCTCCCCTTTACCAGTGATATTAAGCTTGGGAATGATCATAGATGGGGGGAATACTTCTCTTCCGAATGTTTGGTTCATCTCAAGCATCTGTTGGGCCTGTAGGTTTTGCTGGGAAGGTGTAAGGTCGGCCTCTTCTACTATTGTTTTATACTTAGCAAATACTTTGCTGTAGAAGAATGGAGTAGGTTCCTCTCCTATAATCATGCCAACCTTTTCGGCATTCCAGTTATTTAAGACTGTTTTAAGAAGACGATCACCTAAAAGCTTATCTGCATAATCCCACTGATCGAAGTACTTTTGGAACGTCATCAAATTAGCTGCCTGTTTTAGCATAGCCGTAAGCGTGCTTATTTGCTTGTCTTGCTGTCCTGCCCAGTTTTCTAAATCGATGCCTGCTACACGGAATATCAGATTCGCCATCTGATCAGCTAATGCAAGATCACTTTCGGGAATACCCGAAGGAATGATCTTTTCGCAATCTGTCATCTCATACCCTTCGTTGATGATGACGTCCCAGCCTTGCCCGCTTTTCTTGAGATTATCTTCATTGGCAACAGCGCCAGACTTTCGTTTCCATCCGGCATTTATAGTGGCTGCTGTAATATCGTTATTTGTTATAACCTTCCAGTTAAACAAGAATTGCGGATCTCGCATAGTCCTTACTAAGGATCTGACTCTTAAGTCGTAGTAGTTGATGTGGGGCTCATAGTTCCAATAGTAAGGAATGAAGGGACACTCATCAAAGCCGAGTGGGTTTTCGCCTTGATACATAAGCTGATCGTTGAGTACTACAGCTAGTTTCCAAGTTTGAGCATCAACAGTAACTTGCTCTAAATCAGGAATGCCTTGAAGAATTCCATCTATTTGCTCGTTATTATTTGCAAAGTCAAAAAATTGCTTTCTTGATCTGCTATATAGACGCTTTTTCTTTCTCTTCCACTTATACCAAACATAGCTTAATACCATTAAATCATTGCGAGCCATATTGTAGTTTTCGGGAAGGAAATAGAAAGAACCATATCTTTGAGGTGATCCAGCCATTGGTCTGATCTGCTCTAGTTTATCTGGAAATCTAGCTTCAGCTTCATGCTTACTTATGTATTCTTGACACCAAACAAACTGAGCATCAGACATATCAGGATTACGGAAGTAAGGATCGACTAGGAATGAATTATATTCCCAAATCTTGACTTTTAGCTCACCTTGGGCTGCATCTTCAGAATAATCCAAATAAGGCTGTGCAAGAACCATGCCAGAAACAGCGGCTAATTCTTTAGCCTTAGACTTTTGCTCATGGATACCATTAATGTTAGCCTCATGGATCATTAGCTTAGTATATTGGTCAGTTGTTTGAGGATCAGAACCTTCCGTTGGCTGATAGATAAATTGCTTTCTTCGCTGTCTTTCATAACCAGTGATCATATTCACGGGCTGCTGTATGATATTGAAATAATAGGAGTTATAAGAGACATTCGGAGAAAAATTAAAATAGCGATTAACGAAAGTCTGAGATCCGGCATAAAACAACGAATCAATGTTAGATTGATTCCATCTCGATTGTTCAATCGGTTGGAATTTACTATAAAGATTATCTAACCATTGTCTTACATTGCCTTGATTTGGCTCTAAAGCATTGTTCCAGGTGGGGTAATAGAAACTAATGACTAGTCCTCCTCTAAAATCCTGACCTTATAATCTTAACATAATTTATTCAAGCTTAGTGTAAAGCCAGGAACTTTGGCGTGTAAACCGGCTTTACAAAGGAAAAGAAACAGGGCGCATCACTTCGATCGCCCTAAAAATTTAGACGGGATCAACCTATATAACCAGGAAATTCTCACTTTAAATTATCCGAATCTTCTTGTCATTTGGAATCTATTCTGCTGCCACTCTTTAACTCTTTGGGCATCTTCATAGGGATCGTATGTTGTTACTTTGTGGGTGTTTATGACATACCTTAATGCATCGACAGCATGATCCCCTTTCTTGACCGGGGCATCCTCTCCCCTTTTGGATTTGGATTCGTCCCAAACATAGTTTTCTATCTCTTTGATCGTATGTTTACATTCTTGGCATACGAAGAGATTTCCCTTACCCATCTCGGAGGTCATGTTTTCAATTCCTTGGATCACATCATTATTAGCTTCAATAACATGTAGTCCTCGTCTCTGAAGTTCAAGCTTCATAGACAAAGCTGATGGGTCAATGTATATCTGTTTGACAGCATAAGGCTCGATAAATCTCTGGATATCATCAGCAAACTCGCTATTGATCTTCTGTCTACCCTTCTCTTTGCAATCCCAATAATATTCTTTTTCGACCCATAAGCATTTACCCGTTTGGGTATATTTACCCGTAGAAACGCCGATTAATACACAAGCGAAAGCGTTGCTAACTCCATAGTCAATGCCGGCTACCCAGTAATCTGCTGCTCTTGGTGGATTTTTAACCACGTGAATGCTTCGGTCGAAGAAATCAAAGATCGCACCTTCTGCCATGCACCAAAGACCAAGATAATTGCGCTTATAAAAGAGTCCGCTTGTACTATGTTTCAGGCCTTCTTTATATTCTTTGCTTACATATGGGTTGTCTTCTAGGGTAAAATGTAAGCTATAAAACTTTTTATATCCTTCTTCGCCTTGATCTATCCATTGCTTAATCTTGTGAGTGGGAGAGGAAGGGTTGCATGTGGCTATAGCCATACTATAATCTCTACTAAGACGGCTATCTATCATATCAATTATAGACTCAGGATAAAGTGTAATCTCATCACAATATATTAAAGAGGCTGTTAACCCTTGAAAATTACCAACTGCACCTTCATCTTTAGCTCCTAGGATAGTGATTGTCTTATCTCTAAAGTAAAGCTTTTTACCTGACCATGAACAAAAAGGACGGAATATTGCTAATTCCTTAGACTCCATAACAGGCCTGACAACGTTTCTAAATGCAGTGTCGAAAGTCCTACCAACAATATATATATCGCTATCAGGGCATTTACTTGCCTCTTGAAAGAATCGAAATGATCCTGCAATAGTTTTACCTGTTCTAACGCTTCCGTGAGCTATATTCCATTTCCTTACCGAATTTAGAATAAACTCTAGTTGCTTTGTTGATAGTGGATCAGCCATAATGCTCTTATATATATTGGAGGGTTTGAATGGAAGAGAAACTCACTAAAAAAGAAATGCTCAAGATGCTTGATGAAATGATTAAAAGCTTTGACAATCTGCCGCAACATGCCATGTTATCATTTGTAACTCAATCTGAGCTTTGTTCTGTTTTAATGTTGCTGTCAGCTATCTTACGATCGGATTGTATTGATGAAAGTTGATCTACAAAGTCTGTGAAGGTTGCAACAATTTGCTCGTTTGTTTCAAAGTTTTTCCTGTCTTGTTCCAAATAAATTTCACCTAAACGTAACAGCATCTGTATGTTGCCTTCCATAGCTTTATGATATTGCTTGGCTCTTAAAAGGCATTTTCCCTTACTGCGCATTCTTACAGCATAATTAGTGAAATCTTCGCCATGTTTATCTTTAAATTTATTGCCAAAATTTACAGGATGCATACCAACGTTTCCTGCAATTTCATTCATTGTGCATTGAGCCATGATAAGCTTGTCGACATTATCCCAATCAACGAATATTTCAGGTCTTCCGACTTTTCCTATTTCTTTTTCTTCTTTAGTTTTTGATTGCATTCAGTGCACCTATCGCATTCTTCTTCTATTTTAGGAACATCATCAAAACATCCAGTCAGTTCCTTTACACTAAATCCCCATTCCACCAAGTCTCTCATATCCCAATCATTTGCTAGGATGTCAAAATCCCAAGAGCCTGTGTTTTTGTTGAGCCGAATGTTAAGTTCGTCAACTTCTTGCTCAGTTAACAAACTGTCAGGCACCCAGCAATTGACTTCAGATTCACCTTCATCCTTTAGGATTGAAATGCGCTGATGACCACCTATGATTGTATTGTCATTATTGATTATGGGTACATCTATGAGGCCGAATTTAGTGATAGAAGTTTTGAGTTGTTTTGCCTGATCTTTGTTAAGATAGCGTGGATTTTTGGAATGAGGAATTAAGTCTTTGATGAGTCTTTTTTCTAAGCGCCATTCGATCATTGATATCCAGTTGTTTTTGCTTGACTGAATAACAATTTCGCAGATTTTTTGTCTAAGTGCTAAAAAGAAAGGGCTCTAGTCAATCACTCTAGAGCCAAAGAAGCCATCGCACAAAACTTTATATTGGAGACTTTACGACCCCTTAATAACAATTTCGCAGGATTTTTGGAAAGATAAAGAGGGATATTTTAGGTAATACCCCTCAAAAGGATAACAGACAAATTTGAAAAAAAGGATAAATGAACAATGTAAGGATAAATTAAGAGACAATAAAAAGCAAAAAAAACGACACTGCTGGCAAAGCTACGGTGTGCCGCAATCACGCCTAGGTAACTAAAGTTACTGCCACTAGGATTTTTGTCTAGACATGCCCATGTCCAGTTTATCGGAGGATCTCTCAGGGCT